CTTGTGTCTTTAAGTCAGCATATAGGCCTTCCATCAGATTGCCTGTTGGAGTTGGCGCATAAAACGCATGGCTTGCCACCTCTTGTGCGCCTAATTGCCTAGCATCAGAACTGGCAGAGACAGATACCTGATATTGGCATTGATCTTTGGTTGCCCAAATATTTGTAATACGAGCATACGCATCTGTAAAAGGTACGCCAACGCTACTTGTTGCAATAGATATTTTGAGTGCCATTTTAGAATCCCATTTCAGTTGTACGAATTTGACACAACCAACGAATAGTTGTTGCCGCTTGTCCTGTTGCAGTTATCGCTAATGCGCCATTTGTTGTATCTGCTGTTGCAGTAAGACCCCATGTTGCCGCTCCTGCATCAGCATATAAAGATGTTACTGTTGGTGTACCAACAAGAACTGTGGATGCCGCATTAGCACCTCTTTTAATTACGCCTTCGATATACCAGCCTTTTGTATTTCCTGCCCCAGTAACTCCTGCAACACATTCACCTCTAAAATAATATGCAGAATTGTTTGGTAAAACAACTTGATTGGTTGTACCAGCCGCACTTGTATTGCTTCTTAATACTGTTGCTGTTGCATCTGTTGTTTGTGCGCCAACATTTAACATGGCTAATTGTTTTACCCCACCACTATATGGGGCATCGGTTGCTCCAAATACAGCATTTCCTACAATACTGCGGGTAGTCGAACCATTTGAGCCAAAACAAAAAGAATTAGTAGCGTTAGCCGTAGAATTTGAGCCGCCAGCAAAGGAATAAGTAGCAGATGCTGTGTTTGATACGCCTCCAATTATTACTGAACCAAACGCAGATGATGTATTGCCATAACCTCCAATAACAGTAGAAGCAAACCCAGTTGCTGAATTGGTATGTCCACCAATGGAAGTTTGAAATTGATTTAGATAAGTACTACCACCACCAATTCTTACCCAATTAGAATATGATGGCCCTGTTCCAGCCAAAGTGTTTTGTGCAATATAACAATAAGTTACTTCTGAGGCCGCTCCTAAAATTGTTTGACTCAAATATGGAACGCCTCCATCATTGATTTGCACTGATTGAGTACTACTACCATACTTATCATTTTTTATGATTATTGTTTTGCCTTGTGGAGGACTAGGTGGCAAGGTAACTTGGATGGTTGTTGTTGAACCGCCAGTAGCAAAATATTGCACGGGTGCACAATCGTTTGCCAAAGCAATATTTATTGTTCCCGTATTTGTTTTACTATAGTCCCACCATTGCACAGTGGGAGTTTGTGTAGATGGAAAGCCTACAAACATTAGTAATCCCCACCAACTACTTGTATGCTGTAACCAGCCGCAACAGCCGTTCCAAATGTGTAATAAATCTTATATCCCGCTGGCAAAGATATATTTATTGGAAGAATTACATCAGCCAACTCAGCCGTTTGTGAAACAGTTGTTGCCGCTAATGTTCTTTCAAAAAACAATGTATTGTTAGCCGCTGTTCCAGTTGCTGACCCATTGTTAAGCCAAACACGCATGACTGTTGCTACGTTTGTGCCTAATGCCCTAACACGAATAAAGTCAACCCTAGAACCATTAGTTGCCTCTGCTGTAAAACCTGAGTTGTAGTTAGTTCCCGCAGTTAAATCGGTGGTTGTGTTTGCAGTAACTGCGCCTGTATTTATCCATGTTATTTCTGGAACTAAAGGAAAAATAGGGTTTGTATTTTGTGCCATTAAAAGCCTCCAAATGATTGTGCTTGCATTTTAGTAATAGGAAGTGTTGAACCTCCACCACCAGTTGAGGCGATAGTGATACCACCCGCTGAATTTGTAATTGTGATATTGCTACCAGCAGTCAAAGTGGCATACGAAAAATCTGTACCATTGCCAATTAATAACTGACCATTAGTAGGAGTAGATGCAAGAGCAATAGCCAATGTGCCACTTGTTGTAACTGGTGAGCCTGTTACAGACAAGAAGTTAGGAACAGTTGCCGCAACACTTGTTACAGTTCCAGTTCCTGCGCTGACATTTACAGTTACATCCTCATTTGATTCAGTAGCAGTAACTGTTGCGCCAACAAAGTTGATGCTCTTAACCGCAGTAGTGATGGATGTACCTTCGTCTTTTATTGTGATAGGTACGTTGTATGTCCAAATTACATTAACGCCATCGTTAGACAAAATCTTGCCAGACTGCCCAACAAGTTCAGGAATCCTGTTGTCGCTGTTAGAAAAGACTCTAATTTTTTCTGCAACAGCCTTGGTAAATACCTTACCAGCCTCAATGATTCGCCCATCAGTTAGCGTAATGACCAGTTCACCATCAATGTCTACTTTGGCATTTGATACGCCAACGCCATCTTTTCCGTCTTCGCCATTTCTGCCATCTGCGCCTTGTGCGCCATCACGACCTGCTCTGCCGTCACGACCAGGCATTCCGTCTTTGCCTGGCAATCCATCCTTGCCACTCAATAAATTGTCAACTTTTCCAACCAGTTTATTGTCAAGACGTGAGAATCTTTCCTCTAAGTCTTGTTTAATACCTTTAAGAGCCTGAACAACAAAATCAACATTGGTCTGAAGTTGCTCTTTTTGACGAACCTTGGATTCTTTGATTGTTTTCTCAATAGAATCAAGCACCTCCATCTGATCAGAGTGCGTCATGCTCTCCAATTGCAGAGTCTTTATGATGCTTGTCTTATCAATCATTTGTCAACTCCCGATTGAGTTGCTGTAAAAAATCATTCTCTATCTGAGCCTGACTTTTTCTTTTATCAGCCATCTGTAACTCAACAATTTTAGACTTATTCTTGATGTCAGCCTCTTTGAGCATCAAATCGGCAATCCTTACCCTCTTATCAAACTCTCTTTGGTTGGCTTCATCCTCGTTTGGAAGATTTTTAGTAATAGATGCAAGGTTTTTTGCTCTTACTTCTTCTGGCATCAACTGAGCCTCAACAGACAACTTGGTAGCCTCTGCACGATTCTGTTCTGCCTGTGTAGTGTTGACCGCAATCTGCGCTTGAGCCGCTTGCAGAGCCAATTGTTGTTGCATTTGCGCCATTTCTTGCGCTTGTGGATCAGGTTGAGCCATCTTCTCAAGCATTGCAATCAATTCCATCCTATTAGATAGACTTGAATTAGCCAAAATGCCCTTCAAGATGATTGGCAAGACAGGGGTGTTCGGCCCGAGGGTCTGCAACAAGCCAATGAACTGTTGTTGCTCGTACTCTCTAGCAATAATTCCAAGCGTAGCCGTAGGAATGAAGTTCATATCGACTGAGGGATAACGCTCTGGGTCGAACTGCATATACCTAAATGCCGCTTTCTTGATAAACGGAATTAGGAAATCCTCTTGGAAGTTCACCAAAGTGCGCTTGTACTTCTTGATGATAGAAGCGACAGCCATAGACATACCGCCTTGACCACCATCTCTAGCAACATTGCTAATCATGCCCTGAGAATCCAATGTTCCCGTTGCTTGTAACAACATACGCTCAAAGTCTTTGGCAGTAGCCAAGTTGTTGGGGTCGCTTTGACCAAACTTGAAGGGGTAGAGAATCTCAGAAGGTGCGCCATTGGTGAGGATTGCCTTGCCTGGCTTCACTTCAAACTTCATTCCTCTTGGCAAACGGGTTGCATCCATTGCAATCATGGGGCTAGTTGTCAATGCCAAGGAATCTAGGTGGCTACGGGTCTGAGCATCAATAGCCTTTTGCATATTGAACGCTTTTTCTACTGTGCCTCTGCCAAGTAAGCGATTCGGTACTGTGTCATCCTGATAACTTAAAACAGGTCTGTCCTTCATCATGTATGGGTTTTCTTCTGCTTTGAGAAGTTGCCCATCATTGGCAATCACAACAATGGCTTCTACCATGTCTGAGTAGTCTTCAGCCACAGAGTTCTCAGGGAATAACTCAACAATGTCTTTGTTTTCTTCCAAGTTATTCAAATACTCCCGTGGGACTAAGCCATAGTAGGTCAGGAGAAGAACCTTCTCGTCCTGATACTGGCTAACCTCTTGGGTAGGCTCTAGGTCTGTATCCTCGCCAGCAGTGCCAATATCAACCTTGCGATAGATACCACGCTCTATGCCTTCGACCACCTTATGAATCGACACATATTTCTCTATCGCAACACCCATACAGTCATCAATGGAAGTTCCGTTGGGATCGTACAGAAAGTTCTTGGGATTAATAGGCATGATCTTCACGCCAATCCTGTCTCTTTGCATCACTCCAATAGCCGCTTGCCCTTGCATATTCGGGATCATTTGTGTGGCAGGGACGTACTCTTTCTCAGTCTTGACAATAATCTCACCAATGCCTGTGCCATAAATTTCAGCCATTAACTCAATCTGGTCAATGGACTTGCGTATCTTGTCTTTCTTGAAGTCTTCCATCAGTTGAGCCTTGATTAACTCAACATCTATTGGGTTGCCATTGACATCTTGAATGTTGTCTTCAATGTCAAAGAAGTCACCTTGACCAAAGATTGCTTCCATAATCTCGGCATGGCGAGTCTCTACGGCTTGTTGGGTAGCAGGCGTAACAATGCGTGAACGCTCAGATTCACGGGTTTTATCTTCAGAAGCCCATTGACCACGGAAGATGCGCTCGTACTCTAGGTATTGGGGAAGAAAATTGGTATCTCTGTATTCACGCCAACGATTGCAATGGTCTGTCACAAAAGCCGTCAACTCTTTATCAGCCTCAGTTGGCTCATAGAATTCGTTTTGCTCTAGTTTGTCTGTTGCCATTTAAACCCCACTAATTATGTCCACAGGCTCCCACTCATCTTCTTGGTCATCTACAAAGTAAGAGGTGACAGCCATCTGATCTATATATGACAAAGCATCTGGCAAATCATCATGCACTCCAATGGCGGGAAATAAAAGAAGTTGATCTTTAAATTCATCCCAATCCTCCTCAGAGTTCAGCACAATACGCCCATGCTCAAACCGCCCTTGGAGACTCCAGATAATTCTGTCAGCCTTTTTCCTGTTGCCGTGAGTTAAGTCAACTATGTGCGAATATACATTATTTTTACGCATTAAGTCAGATAAATATGGCAAAACTGCGTTTTTTAACGCACCTTTCTCAATTCCTACAGATAGCGGTCGGTACTCACGCATCTTTAATAGGATCGTTGCCGCAGTCTCACGGATGTCCCAACGCCCAAAGACAATCTCTTTGACAAACCATTTGCCATCATCTGTTACCTTCACCACAGCAATAGCAGTCTGGTCTAGCCTTTTCTTGGAATTAGCCGCTTGTTTGGCAACTTCCTCGAATCCTGCCAAGTCACAGGCTATGTAGTAACTGCCATACTCAGGCTCTTCCCCATACTTAATCCACTCTTCCTTGAAGATGTTGCTACCAGCATTGGTGAAACTAGCCATGTATTCTTGCTTGAAAGCAAAGGTAGACAGGGTTTTCTTGGCTGACTCAATCTCAGTTGGGTCGATCAGGGGGTTGTCTCTTGTGGTGAAGTGCCAAGATTTCCAGTCTTTATCCTCTGCGCTTTCGCCCAATCTAAACAGATCGTAGAACCAGTTTCTTCCTTTTGGAGTTCCGATGAACATGGCTCTTCCTTTTTTATCGGAGAGAGAGGCTCGGATAACTTGCTCCCACGCTTCGGGCTTGATGTCGGCAACTTCGTCAAGGACTGCGTAGGTGAGGGAGACTCCACGGAGGGTATCGGGTCTATCAGCACCTCGGACGTAGATGGTTGCTCCGTTGATGGTGGTGATATCTTGGTTGTTGATGTGGGCATTTTGGATAACCTCTCGTCCTAAATCCATTAAAACTTGCCAAATAATCTGTCTAGCCTGACCATTGGTAGGCGCAACATAAAGCACCGCAGAACCCGCAGGGCATTTCAAGGCTTCAATAAGTAGGGTGACTGCCGCCATACGGGACTTACCGCATCGTCTTCCAGCCGCAATGACCTTGAACCTAGTCTTATCCTTGAAGACCTCTTCTTGCCAAGGCAGTAGGCTAAAGTTCAGATCACTCATTTGATGGTCAAGAATGGGTCTTGGTAGTTAAGGCTTTCAAATTGCTGATATGGTTGCTTTAGGCGTTCTTGCTCAAAGTATTGAGCCATGTCTTTATCCATAATCTGATGCAACCAAGCATCCCTAGCGTTTAGTTTTTCAGCAGTTTCGTAAACAGGCCATTTGCCACTTTGGATGTCTTTTTTCCAAATATCGTATAACTGATCTTCGTCCGTAACAATGCGACCACCCACATAGCCAGGGACGGACACAAACTTTCCTTTATCTTTGCCTTCAGGAATCTGAATTCCCGTTGCATAGATAGTCATTGGGTTACCCTCTTGGTTTATAAAAGGATTGCCAAGGTTTTGCCGATGGTAGGCAACCTTGTTAATTTCCTGTGGGGTAAGCCCCATTCCTTGCAAGTCACCAAACATATCAGCCATTTTTATCCTCCACATCTTGTGCGTCTATTGTCTCACCATGTGATATTTCGCCTATTCCAGTAATGTTGATGGTTACAGCACTACGGGATTTGCCTTCCTTCTCAAACATAGAGACGGGCAACATTCTGTCCATACATAACTTAATGGCGGCTAGTTGGGCAGGGTGATCATCATTCATGGCTATCTCTACCGCTTTGTGGACAACTCTAGAACCTGCGCTGTTTATCAGGAGATTCTTTAATTCTTTGAGTTGGGCAGTCTCAGTCTTGGGTAGGGTGATGAGTTCAGGCTTATCAGCATAACTGGTAAGGGAGAACTGTTTGTTGGTTGAGCCTTTCGGCCTACCACGGGGTTTTGTTTCAGTCATTACTTTTGTCCACAAGCGTGGAAGTTGCTTCCCCTGATTATGCTTTAGATTTATTTGTTGAACAATAGGGTAATCCCTGATATACTAGAACCACTTGATCGCACCAAGTAAAGCCTTTTAGAAGTGGTATAGCCTCTGAGCAATCGGGGGGTGCGACTATGCCACACCTAAAGGGCTTTTTTTATGGCTATTTACAGTAAACGGGGCATGGAAGCGGTAAAGCAAGAACGCAAGAAGAAAGCCGCCAAAGCCAAAAAGACATTGGCAAAACTAGCCGAATCTAGCCCCATTATCCAAGCCATGATAAACAAGAAGGCTTCCCAAATAGCGTGGGCTATGCAGAAGAAGTCTCCCAAGAAGAAGCCAACCTTTGAGCCACCACCCGCCTATCTCTTAGGGATGGGCAAAGAATTTTACAGGACAAGGGAATGGCGAGATGTCCGATACAAGGCTTTAGTCAGGTTTGGCAAGAAGTGTCAGGCTTGTGGGGAAACAGGCGGTTACATCCATGTTGACCACATTCTCCCAAGGTCAAAGCACCCAGACAGAGAACTTGACATTGAGAACTTGCAAGTGCTTTGTGAAGCGTGTAACATTGGTAAATCCAATACAGATACAACTGATTGGCGATAGTTAAGTAAAGGGATGTCGGGTGTTGCAGTCGCACCCTCAAAGGCATGAGATATACGTTGCCCAACAATGACCCGACAGGGAAGTAAGGGCGGTGGCTATAAAGCGGTACGCACCGAAAGGTAATACGACCTGAAGCCCCACAGAGACTAACTTAACTCTGTACGATAAACGACACCCACCCTAAGTCAGGGATTCTCAAGACCATGAGAATATCTACGACTGCCTTGCTACGTCTGTACTTTACTGCTCCCCTATTCTGCTAACACAGGCAAGGCTTACCAATAAAAAGCCAATTTACCTTTTCTTGTGG